ACCTCTGCGGTCTGGTCGCCGGAGTCAATGGCGCACAAGGCTACTTGCATCTGCGTTCCGTCGTGCTTCTGGTAATACCGGTTCATGATCTCGTCCAGATCATGCAGGCTCAGCGCCTGACCGTGCGTGATGTTCTGGCTGGTCATGTACGGACCCCAGGCGCGTATTGTCCAGTACACCGACGTCTCCTGCACGTCTGCACCGGCCACCAGCAGCTGCGCCCAGTCGGGGACCACCAATTCTTCATCCTCGCCTTGGCGTTCCATCACCAGGGCTTCATCAGTCCGTGACTTTGTGTTCTCCCACGGTTCGGCCAGCCACGAGTTTACGAAGTTTTGCAGCGATTCCGGATCGTCCTTCGAGTCCAGGAACTCCCGCACGATATCCGACCAGGTCACGAACGGCGAGTAAAGCGTGTTCATCCAGAAAGCCACGGCCCGCGGGGTCTGCTTCGCGCCGATCCGCCGGGCGACCTCGCGCCACTCACCGCGGCGGAGCATCCCCGGCTTCTGCACATCGTCTATTGCACCGCCGCATTCCTGGCAAAAATATAGAGCCTGCTCGGCTCTCTCTGCGTTCGTTTGGTCATCTTCCCCACTCGGGAAAACGATCTGCTTGAACACCAGCTCTATATACTCCCCGCAATGCGGACACGGGACGAAGTAATGCCGCTCGACGTCCGCCGCTTCCTTCGCTTCCCAAATATGCCCGGACTTCAGCGTCGGTGTACAGTTGTCGTATATTTTTTTGTTCAGCGGGTATGTCTTCGTACGCTCCCTCGCCAGCTTCACTGGCGAAGCTTCTTTCTTCGATGCACCAGGATATTTATCTGTCTCATCGAGGAACAGGTTTCGGATCGCCCTGGAGGCCAACGTGCTCGGACTGTTCGCGCCAGTAAGGTACAGAGTCATTCCAGAGAACTTCTGTTCAAGCCGCTTCGATCGTCGCGCGTTGTACAGGTCCTTGATATCCTGGCACTTACCAAACATCACCTGCAGCCGGTTCTCGGAAGCAGATTCCGCGAGCTTGTCCGACGGGAATACGATCATCGTCGGCGCACTGTCCTGCATAATCGTGTACCCGAGCATATTCAGTAGGGCCTCGGTCCCGCCTACCTGTGTCGGCTTGCAAAACACAATCTCCCGAGTATATGGATTGCAATATTCATCCATAATCCCAACGAGATACGGCGTAACGCTGTTGCTCCACCGCCCGGGGAACGCACTGGAGTTATCCAGTATCCGGTATTTCTCCGCCCACTGCGAAACCATAAGTTCGGGCGGTGGGGTAAGGCAGTCAGTGCAAAGGCGCTTGATAAGGTTAAGAGTCTTCTGCCTCATCATTCATCACGTCCACCCCATCAGCTGCATAATCTGCCGGATTGTATTCCGACAACTCGGTCAACGCTTCTCGCAGTTCGGCATGCAGTATATCGACTGCCTGGCGCGCGTCTATTATGCCCACCAGCTGCGGTGCGAGCTTCGTCGGAATCGCGAGGATCTTCCCGCGAAAACGCACGAGCATGTCCGATATCACTGCCTCGACGTCCCGGGCTTCATGCAGCTCGCCTTTTATCCGTCGAAGCCTTAACGCCGCGATATCCTTCTTAATGCTCTCGTGCTCCGATTTCTCACGATCATAGTTGAAGGCATCTGTATCACCGGTCTCCTCCTCGATCTTGTACCGGATATACTCCTGAACACACTTGGGGAGATTGTATTTCCGTGTTTCGGGGTTTTTCTCGAAAAGCCCCTCTTCCACCAGCTGCCTGACCCGTCGCGTTGATATGCCGAGAATCCGGGCTAAATCCTTTTGAGTAGACTCGAGCATTTCTCACCTCATAAACAGGAAGGAAGACCTGAAAATTTTTTAACTTCATGGAGCGATGTTTCGGGATTCGCCAGCCCCGCTAGTGGGGGGTGGGGGAGAAGGACCCGTAAAACATATATTTTAGGGTAATTGTGGGGAATGATTGCTATATTCTCCCACATTTTGACCGTCATGTGGTAAAAGTGGGGAATCATGCCCACATTTTCCCCCGAATTGCATTGAAAGTGGGGGATCACACATTCGATACATCCCCAACACTTACCCCTACGATTCCAGGGCTCCCATCGCTATCCGTAGGCCTGTAAAAGCATCCGCACGATTCGGGATACATAAATATCATCATGCAGAAGTTCGCCACATCAGCCAAATACTCGACATTCCCTGTTTCCCTGAACTTCGCATATCGCTTTTCCAGACTGGCGATGAAATCATACTGCGGATTATCTGCATTCTTCTGAAGCGGTCCATATTTATGAAACGATGTGACCATCATTTTTTTTCGCAGGCTGTCGAATGTCTCCGAATATTCAGTCTTTAAAATATCCTGCATGTTCATGTCGTCACCGTGATCTCTTTCTTCACGCCGGACAGCGTAAGCATCTGTATCCGCTCGTTATTCTTCGGCGTAAACATTCCGGCCAGCGCATACCCGCCATAAGTCGTAAACGGATTACATACAATGTGTATGTAGTCCCGTAAGATCACCTTTTCGTTGTGTGCGTCTACCCGTATCTTGGACGGTGGCACGATCTCCGGTGCATGCGTGTGTCCAGTCACAAATACATCGATCCCGTCCACACACTCCGTCCAGCGCACCGTCTTGTTTTTCGTCACTCCGTGAGTGACCGCGAAAATATATGAGCATTGACGAGGGCGCTTCCGCACGCCCAGGTTCACCTTCATGAAACAGCAGTTCTCGCGATACAGATCACCGATGCCCAACCACATAAAAACATCGTGCATCGGGTATGTGTCCGTTTCCCTTGAACTTCGCCGACAGTGGTTCCCCGGCGTACCGCAGAGCAACTTTTCCTTAATCGGCTTTAACGATTCGTAGAGGTATTCTTTTTGCTTTGACGGCGGCATGGTTTCCTCATAGACATTACTCCGGCTGTTTTTCAATCCGTTGTTGAGCATGTCGCCGGCTATTACAAAATAGCCGTACGGGTCATCCTGCACCGTTTTTATGAATCGCCGATATAGCGTTGCGTTGTGCTCCCTGCTGCCGATGTGCCCATCGGCCATCATGTAAACGTGGATATGAGGCAATTCCTCCGGCAGTTTATGGACGATCATCTCAAAATCCGAAAGCAATTAATCACCTCATCGCTTCGCTATATACCTGCAACGCGTCAGAATGCAGCATCTAAGAAGCCCATGCCAATACTTGCACTCCTTGCACTTTGGAGTATGTATCCATCGGATAGTGTGAAGCATGGTATCGCCCCAATAACAAAAGCACCGACGCGCCGCCGATGCTTTCGATTATTTTTTACAGTACCATAATATCACATGTGGAACTATTATTTACTATTAAGTTTTAGAATTGCCCGCTTATGTAGTGTAAAACAATGTTGTACCGAATACCCCGACCATACCGACACTTTCCCCCAGTTGAAACCGTTAATATATCGTAAGCGCATGATTGTCTGTTCGTTGTCGTCCAACATCTCGAAAGAAGTTTCGATGTCCCGCATATCAGATTCGACCACGGCTACCCTATCGATAAGTTCCCGCTCCAATTCATCCAATCGCGCTATGTCCTCTTCGAGTTTATTCCTCGCCGTATGGTCGCATGGGGTGAGTTTCAGACGTTGAACGCCGACCTCCATCGCCGACCGCAGGCGTTCGATGCGTTCCCGGAGTGATTCGATTTTAAGGTGTTCGGTGTGGATGTTTTTGATGTTTATAGTGCTACACCCCGCTTTCGAACCGCAAGGGTGCCACAGTGCCACACCCCTGCCACGGCTGAAACGCCCTAACCACGGGAAATTTTGAGGTGTGGCAGGTGTGGCAGGTTAAAGCCACTACCTTATATATATATATACATAACCCATATACGTTTTTATTATATATATAGATTATTATTAACATGCCACACCTGCCACAGTGCCTAAAATCCGCACAACCATGCGGGTTTGAGGTGTGGCACGTTGGGTGCCACATACCTGCCACGCTTGCCACATTAAATTGAGAGCTGCTCTTCGGAATCATTTATTAACGTGAACCCCCTTTCAACCTTCCCATCAATCCGTTTCTTGAACTCTTCTGCCCGATCACCGATCACGTTCCGAAACTCGGGTATAAAACTGGTCTGACTCTTCGGATTATGCCCGCACCGAATACACCAGCTCCGGTATTCGGCATATAGGTCGTTTCGGGTTATGTCACCAATGAAATCGAAGTCCTTCACAAACACATATACCGGGTTGCTGACTTCCTTGAACCGTTCCAACAGTTTTTCCTGGTCCAGCGTGACCGTAAATTCGTTTGTGGCTCGGAGCATCTTGTACCCCTCCAGCGCCCAGTTGAACAGGGCCGGCATATTACTCAGGAGTTTTTCAAGTATGTGAACGTCCTTCCGAAACTCGTTTGATTTTTCGGGATAGTCAACAAACCGGCATTCAAAATCCACGATACAGAGCCGGCGCAGCAGGCCGTCTGATGTGTCTTTGGAGCTTATCTGGCCGTTGCAGGCAAAAATTAATTTACTGCGCGGCTTGAAGTTTATAAAATTTTTGCCCTTGAAGCATGCCGATATGGTCTCTCCGGATGCGATCTGTTTCAGGTATTCTTCGGCCCCGGCGAAGCTCGCTTTAATCTCACTGGCGATATTTATCACCGAACGGGACAGGTTTATCCGCTGGAAGTCGGCCATGATACCGGCGATGTTTACGGCGCTGCAATTTTCGTCGCCATAAAGAGCCTGGAGCGCCATCATGAACCGTGATTTCCCGTTTCCACCCCCGCCCGTGAGGGCAAATATTTTCTCGTAAGGGCAGTTCGGGTATAGGACGTATCCGGCCATTTCCTGCAACAACGACATGCGGCGAGGGTCATGGTTGCATATCTGCTCGATGAACGTTTGCCAGCCCTCAGAACAGGCTGTCGGGTCGTATGGATATTTCATCTGAATCGAGCAGAGGTCAGATTCCCGGTGTTCCCTAAAATTAAAACTGTCGAGCTCCAGCGTCCCGTTGATGAAATTCCAGACATTCTGCCGGTCAAACGGCTCGGTTGTGACGCATTCGACGCGAATCAGCCGAGCGATCATCGGAAGCTTCCCCCCGGTGGCATAATGCCCCAGCTCGTCCCGGATGTAGCCGTGGACAATGTCGTCATCAATGTAATTCCACACGCCCCGGCGGTACTCATAGAAGCCGACGTTCACGAGGTACTTGAATCGGTGTTTTTCCATGACGATCTTCGCGATCATGGTTTCGGTTGGTTGAGAGAGTGCAATTTTCCGGACCTCATTAAACCAGTCGGCCGGGAATCGGTCGCGGGAAGCGTTGAACAGTTCGGTCATTTCGGGCTTGCCGACGAAACGGCCTGCCTGGTATGCGAATGCTTTAAATTCGTTTTTGTCCGTAATTCTGGAAGTCATGCCGAGCAGTCCGTTACGGGCGGTTTCGATGAGGTCCTGGAGTGAGCCGCCGTCCGTGTAGTAATCCGAAACGTCTTTGTACTTCGGCGGTATGTCGGCCGTGACGAATGGGATTTTCTCCTGAAACAGGAGTTTCGAAAATCGGAGAGTGAAACCAGTACCTGCGTCGTCGTTATCGAACGCAAGGAAAACGCGCTGATATTGCCGACAGACCGATAAAACGGTTTTCAACTGTTCCTTGGAGAAATGTCCGCCCATCGTCGCCAGTACCGGGAAACCGTCCTGCGCGAAGGACAACGCGTCGAAGGCGCCCTCACAGATTATGAGAACGTCGGAATTTTGTTTGATGGTGTGCAGGCCCCAGACAGCCGAATAATCCTTCAGGTCGTCGTTCTTCGGCTTTAGATATTTCGGGTTCTGGTCATCAGAAGTGGCCCGCCCGATCCACAAAGTTACATACCCATTTTTCCAGTACGGGATGATAATCCGGCCAGCGTTGAAACCGATTTTCAGTTTTTCGATGGTTTCATCGGTGATCCGGCGGCCGTGCAGATATTCGCGGTCCTCCGGCCGCAGCTGTTCGTGCCACTTCTGGATGGCGTTGCACAGGTTCTGAGTGTACCGGTGCCAGTCGCCATACGATTCGGAATCCGCGCCCGTAATCCGAGCGAGCTCACGAATAGCCTCCCGCCGGTCGCCGTCGTGTGCGTATATGGCGCACAGGTCAATGACGTCGCCGGAGAGGTCGGCCTTGAAATCAGCGAAGAAATCATCGTACACGACCAGAGCGGTTCGGTTGGTGCCGCCTGAGAGCGATACGGTCCTACCCCCGGACCGCTTGATCGGCAGGCCGATGCGCTGGGCGTATTCGAGGCAGGTTATGCGGGATTTTATGTCTTGAATTATCATAGAAAATCACCGATTCCGGGATTTATTTGCATCGAACCCCTCCGGGTATCTCGCGAGGAGCTTGTCAATGTTATGCTTGGCAATTTCGTTCAGCGACACACCCAGCGCCGACGCAAGCAGCGCGATATACCACAGGACATCCCCGGCTTCGTCGATGAATTTGCGTGTGTCCAGCGAATGGCCTTGGAACAGGTGTTTTTTCAGCAGGTCGGCGATCTCGCCCGCTTCGCCATTGAGGCCCAGGGCAGCATTCAGGATTGTTTGACTGGACGGCGATGCCGTACGCATGGCTTTGGCTTGGTAGTCGTTCATTTGCATTGATTGGAGCCCTCCATTAGTTCCGGGTTGTCGCCCCCACGGAAATGCCGCTCGTTCATTCTTGCGCCTCCTTTGCGTTTATCCGCAGTTCTCCGCTCACAACCGACTTTATAAAAGCCTCTATGGCCTGGTCTGCTGTATAAGGCTTACACTTCTCGCCGAACTCTTTCGCGGTCTTTTCTTCCACCAAGGCGCCAACTACAACAGCCGCAAAATGTGTATCTGACATCATGATTCCTCCTTTGGTTCGTGGGCGTAGGCAAGCCATATGTCGCCGTAGTCAGCGCCATAATGCGACATATTATCAAATATAAATATGTCTTCTGTGCCTGTGCTTATCTCGCGCAGTACGTCCCACCCCGCTTGATCCGTTGGCCTTCCGTCAATATAAACCTCATCGAACCATACAGGCTTCCCAATCCGCTCCCGCAACTCATCCAGCGTCAACGGCTTCGGGTTCTCCCGCTCCTGCTGGGCGCGGAGGGCAACAACAGCATCAACAATCGCCTCGCTCATTTCATCCCCGTCATCATTCGCAGGACATAGCTTGTGTAGTTTTTTTAGCGCCTTTATCGCCTGTTCCGTGTTCATGCTTCCTCCCCCTTCACCTCAAACGTCACCGCCAGCGTCCACGGGTTCGCGTCGAAAGGGTAGCGTTTGGCGTAGCGGGTGTTCCAACGGCGACGATATTCATCCCTTATCTGGTCTGCCATGTCGCACGGGTCTTGCATAAGCGACGCAAACAATCCCTCTGCCTGCATGTTTGCCAGTGTCGCATCCTGCACCCGCTCAACCTTCATATCCACCACCCGCAGGAACAGCCGCGCCGCATCGCGGGGCATGGTTGCGGGGGAGCGCCATGCATCACCCTTTTCCTCAAAGCGCTTCAATGCAGCGTTTGAATAATCCGCCTTATAGAAATACATATTTTCGCTTGAATCTGGCGCTTTTGTTTTCGGGAACAGCTTTTCCCACTCACCCGGCGCAAAACCGTTGAGCATTTCCCACCCCTCCCGCACATAGATGGTGTCGCCGGTGCGGTATGGCGCAACGGATTCTGGCGGCAAAGAGTCCCCGGTTGCTTGGTCGATGTACGCGATTGCCTTGCCGTCAACGTCAATGTCAAAACGGTTTGTTATGTCCTTGTCTTTGATCGGCTCCCGAAACGTTGTCACACGCCCGTCCAATATGCCGCGTACTTGGTCGGTAGTTAGAATCTTGCCTTTCATGGTTTTACCTCCCTGTATCTTGGGTACTTCACCCGTGATCGGTTTACCTGCCGATATGGATGTTCACGGTCACACACAATAGTATCATCATACTTTTTAGCACAACAATATCCGTGAGCTGTGCCAGGTACAGGCTGATATTGTGCACAGCTTCCGCATTTTCCGGTTAGATCAATGTTGGGTTTTTTATTCCCGCCTCTCGGCATGATGCCTACCTCCCCACTCTCACTATTTTAATCGTTGCGCTCCTGCGCCCCATCGCCAGCGCCTTCTTATGCCCCTGGTACACGTACACATCCAATGCCCCCACCTGCGATAACCCCCCGCCTCCCCTGTCCTCGACGGTGTAGATTGTCCCGTTTACTTCCACTTTCGACCCGAGCGGCAACCAGTTACAGCTTACGATTGGATACGGCGGGGCCTGTCCTGTCTGTACGCGCATCCCTGACGCGGTTTTGCTCCTGTACACCCCCGGCGATACCTGTTTTACGTGCGACCCGCAACAGCGAGGGCAGCAGCAGTAGTACGTCAGTGAGCCTTTGATTCGGTCGCCCACACGCAGGCCGGAGCGCGTCGCTTTGGCGGTCTTGGTCGGCGTGGGCTTTGGCGTCGGTCGTTTGGTTGGTTTCGGTGTCGGTTGAGTTGTTGCATTTTTTGCAGCAACTGGCGTCGGCTTTGGCGTCGGCGTTGCGGTTGGTGTGGCCGTTATCTGCACTTTGGGTGATTTTATGTCATGTATAGTTTGCACTTCTCGCGGTGCCATTGCGAACACCAGCATTGCCGTGATGAAGATTATCTGTACCAAGATTGTTTTTCGCATTTATACCCCCATCGCCGCCATGATCTGCGGGCGGAATTTTTCGATTGCCTGTTGGCAGATTTCTTTGGAGGTAAACGAAACTTCAAGAGGCGAATATGTGATATACATCCACGGAACCAATGCTTTTTTTCCTTTGCTGTATCTAATAATCCAGCTTCCCTCCCCGCCGTTCTCGTCGCTGAAACGCTTCAGCAGCCGGTAGCACAACTGCGCGGCGTTGATTTCTTCGGCTTTAGCGCGGCCTTCCGGTGTGTCGGTGAATTTATTTGCTATGTCGTATAAATGCCGCGTTTTATCGCATCCCCTGACATGCCATTTTCAAATTTCCTTGTCAGCCTTTCCATGTCACACCTCCACTATTTCGATTTCCACTCGCGGGTTGTCCGAGTATCGTTTCCGCACCGTCGCGTCTGTAACGCAGGCATCATCCCTGTATGCAATCTTGTTTAGCGAATCCGCGACGATCTTTCCGATGTTGTCCCAATCCGGCTTTATTGTGGGCCTTACCTTTCCTTCCAGCATCAGCGCCCGCCGTTTCTTGCTTATGCTTTTCGGTATCAGGTAGTACGCGTATATCGTCATTTCAACTTGCCCGTTCAGCATCTTCCCGCCAGCCTCTACGTATGCGTACTTAACCAGGTTTTCGTACATTGCAGTCTGCTCCGGCGTGTAGGTTCTGCCATTTCCGGTGCGGTGTCGCGCTTTTCCCTTCGGCGGGCCGGGGATTGTGTACTTCATGCCCCTACTCCACCACGAACCGCTTGATGTCTGCTAACTTAGACATGATCGTTCTCCTTCAACAGCTCGATAAGCAATTCAACCTGTGCTTCGCGTTCGGTATCCACCGCAGCAGCATCCCCCGCAGCAGCCCACACAGCATCCCACGTAGCAGCCCTCGCAGCCCACGCAGCAGCCCACGCAGCATCCCGCGCAGCCCACGCAGCAGCCCACGCAGCATCCCGCGCAGCCCACGCAGCAGCCCGCGCAGCAGCCCACGCAGCATCCCGCGCAGCAAATAGTTCTTCATCCGTCGCGTCACCGCGCAACCACCGCCGCTTCGTGTCGATCGCGTTACGGCATACTTCACTGTCCTTGTCGCGTGTCAGGTGCAGTACGCGCTCGGCGCACTGGCACGCAAACTCGTGCAGTATCGGCGCGTCAATCAGGCTTTCATCCAGCACCACCCACAATCTATCCGTTGCCGGCACATCGTCACGCGTCAGGATTTCCAGCGCTGTCCATTTCGTCTTGTCGCCTGCCAGCGCGCGTATCTTTGATTCGCTATAACATGGATCGCGGTCAAGTAGTTGCTCTACCGTTATTGTTTTCATGGTCTATCCTCCATATTGTGGCTAAGTATTTGTACCCACTCAACGCCTTGTGGCGGTTTCATGTGGCAGTATGCTTGTTTTGGTCCGCGCAATGTTTTTCCGTCGGTTGATATATGACACCGCCCCATAACACGCTTTCCGATTCGATTCGCTTCTGCGATAATGTCTGGTACATACTTTGGTGGCATGAAGTTGGTGGTGTAGTCCAGGATTACAATGTCGAATACCTTGTCTCTAAACGGAGTTCTTCTTCCGTCACAAATCATGTCAGCGGGTGATGCTGGGTCATTATCAATGGTTAATGCCCATGTTTGCGGTCTCGCTGTTCCCACCATCAAAACCTTACATCCTTCCGATATTCCGTATAGTTCCGGCGTTGGGCAATCCATATTTTTTATGTTGTAGTAAGACGTTGCGCCTTTCATGGTCTATCCTCCCTCAACCTGTAATTCTTGTCCTTGCCGTTGGTTATCGTGATCCGGTAGTCACCGCAGCGTTGGTATATCCTGCTACCCGTCGCTTGGTCTATGTCCAGCACATCATCGAGCGTGCGTTCGCTTGATATGATTGTTATCAGCTTCGGGTCGTTGTAGTGGTAGTTGATGATCTCAAACGCAAGGTTCACGTCACCCGCCGTAACGTCGCGCCCCTGCTGGGTTTTAAAAAAATCGTCTATGTATAGCACTTTCGCCGTTTTCAGAGGGTTCACGGCCTCGTAGTACCCGGCCTCGTCGTTCACGCTGGCCTTGATTCTCACGCTCTCGCCGCGCCAGTTTTCGATTGCCTGTAACATAATCCCCGTTGTGTGACATACTCCTGTGCCGGGTTTAATGTACTCTGTGGCTCCAGAAATTACGGTTATGCCATTCTCCAGACGGTCAATCAACCCCACCGCCGCATCCAGCCGCTTTTGCAGGGCGGCGTTCTCCTCATGCAACGTTTCGATGATTTGACTCATGTCGGCTATAAGATTCTGCGTCTTGGACAGTCCTTCACGTACTGATTTAATCCGATAATGCACATGAACAATATCCATGTTCGCCATCCGTCACACCTCCACCCTTATATTTTTAAGCATGCGCTCACTTTCGGCGCGGTGTTCCTCTGCTTGTTCCCTGCGTATCTCTAGCTCGTCACGCAAACGGGCGTTTTCCGCTTTGAGTGCGGTTATCTGGGCGGGCGTTAGGTCGGTGTCCTCGTATTCTGCGAACTTCGTAAATGCTGTCTGGTAATATTCGTAAACGTAACAGCATCTACTTTGTGGTAACTCATCCAACCTTGCGTCCCATTTTCCGGTGTCCGTCTTGTACGTCAGCCTTTCCATGTCACACCTCCACTCCTTCAAATAAAATCCTTTTCCCACTCTCCCCCGCATACGCCAACTCCCGCAGCGCCCCGTTGCTATCCCTATAATTCTCCAACATATAAACCGCTTCGGAAACGTCGATCATTGCAAAACAGATCGGGAAATAACTCTCATACGGCATGCCCTCGGGCAACAAGGCCGGGTTCAGCGGGATGTGCCCCTGCGCCGCCAGACGGGCAGCCGCTTCGGCGAATCGTTGTTTGTAGTCTGGGAAGCCGGATATTTTTCCGGCGATGTAGACGATCACAATGTTGCCTCTTGCGTATTCGAATGATTCATCCTGATCTGTTTCTCAAAATCCTCTTGCTGAATCTGGAAGATCGTCCTTTGAACCCTCTGCGCTAACTGCTCCTGAAACGCTTTGACAAACTCTTTTTTGATCTCGAACCCATACGATTTCCGCCCTAGCAGTTCAGCCGCCAGTAAAGTAACACCGCTCCCTGCGCACGGGTCTATCACAACATCCCCCTCGTCGGTAAAAATGGAAATCAGCCTTTTCAGCACATGAATGCTTTTTTGCGTCGGGTGGATCTTCGGCGTGTCGTTGTCGCGCTCGTAATCGAGGCAGTTAAAAACCATCTTCCCGCCGTTGTTGAATTTGGGCAACTTGTCCCGGTATAGTAAAACGGCATATTCGCAGTTCCCTACGATCTTCATGTTTGCCTTTAACACTTGCGCCGAATAGTTCTTGCGGAAAACCAGGTTAATGTAATTCGGGAAGCCGTACTTCTCCCCCTCGTTTATGAGCATGAATTGCTGTTCAAACTCACAAAAAACGATCATACACCCGGCCTGTCCCTTTTCCTTCGGCTCCTTTTTGAGCATCTTATTTACGAAGTGCATGAACTCGGGAACCCTGAAATCCTTGTCGGTATCAAAGAAGCTCTTTTTCGCCAGCTCGCTTTCACCCTTCTTGTTGTCGCCGTCCTTGTACCATGACGGACTGGATGCGTAGGCGTTTGCGCCAATATTGAACGGTATATCCGCAATAATAAGTTGCGCTTTCGGGATGTTATAACGCTTGTAGTTTTGGAAATGGTCGTTATAGAGCTCCACCCACAATCCCCCTCGCTTCTTCCACTGAGTGCGCTATGCCGGCGATGTGCCCGAGCGATTTCATACGGTCAAGAAAGTTTTCTTGGTCTGGTTGTGGTTTTTCGCCCGGACGTTTCACCTCGATAAACCCGACACGGTCTTGTCCGACGAAAAGTAAGTCGCTGAATCCGGGCGCAAGTAGAGTAACCGGGCGCAGATTGATGAGAATGTTTTGTTTGCGCTGTGGGTCATATACGACCGTGCCAGCCCAACAACGTCCGGCATTCGTGCGGAACACAACGCCGTATTCTGATAAAGCGATTCTTATCTTGTTTTGCAAAATGGTTTCTTTATTTATCGCAGCCACCCCCTCCGTTTCGCCTGCACGTACGCCCACGCGGGCTTGTACCCCTTCTTCTTTGCCAGCGCGAACAGTTCACTGATGTTCCTGCATTCATTCGGGCCGCTTATCTCTGCGACCGCCTGTGCGGCCTGCGTCCGGCGTTGTTCCTTGACTTCCTCCAGCCGAATATTTTTAATGTTTTTTATCTCCTGCTTCGTCAGCACTGGCGCCGCCCCGCAATACGGACACTTCCCGAGCTTGCTTTCATACGTCCCGAAGCACTCCCTGCACTGCCTGACGGATAGCCGGCCATCGGCGTCATATTCCCGGCGTGCTTTCAACCGCCCTTCGAGGCTCCATTCCCGCTCTTCGTCGGGCAGGCCATGCCGTGTATAATTATTCACATGATCCAGAATAACGGCTGTTTTCCCCGGTGCGGGCCGCATGCAGCGCATGGACTGCTGCAGATTAAGGGCCGTGCTCATAGTCGGTCGGAGCAATATGCAACACTCACAATCCGGGCAGTCGAACCCATGCGAGATCAGATCGACGTTACACAGAATCCATATTTCTCCCGCCCGGTATCGCCTGACGATTTCTGTCCGTTCGGCTTTCGGGGTTCCTCCATCGAAATGCACCGCATTGATACCAACCTCCTGAAATTCCTTTGCCATCCGCTCCGAGTGCCGTATCGTTGCGCAGTAACAGATTGCCTGCATGCCGTCCGCGTAGGTCCGGTAATGCTGTATCACATCCCCGAATACCGCCCGCGTCGATAAAATATCTGTTGCTTTCTCCGGGTCGAAATCCGCTCCCCGTTTTGTCAGTCCTGACAGATCAGCCACAGCAGGCGCATAATATCGGTACGGGGCCAGGTATCCAAGGTCTATGAGCTCCCGCGTCGATATGCCCTCCACAAGCGCGTCATACGTCGCTCCGAGTGGTTTCCCGTCCAGCCTGCAGGGCGTCGCAGTTAGTCCTGCGATAAACGCATCCGGGAAGGCCTGTATAATCCGTTGCCACGTCGCCGCCATGCTGAAATGGCACTCATCGAACACGATGAAATCGGGCGCCGGCCAGCGGTCCAGGTGGTTCGCAACCGTTCCAACCATACCTATATGGATGGTCTGCAGCGGGATTTCGAACTGCCGGAACGTTTCGACGGTCTGATCGAGCAATTCCCTACGATGGACCAGGAACCA